CTGCCTTAACTGCATCACGGCGCTCAAGAGCAACATCAAGATATGACTTTGACATTATTTCTCCAATGAGTTTGTAATTGTTTGAGGTGGTGGCAATGCTCTCCACGGCGCTTTAAGGGTGTGGGATTGCTCCGACTTCGCTCTGCTACTTTTGCAGCAGAAATTTATTTTGTGTTATTGATGATTGCTTGAGCAAGGCGCAATGAAATCTTGCGGCCTTCTTCTTCAGTTGCTTCAGGCAATGCTGAGATAGGGCGCAGTTCTGACATCTTATGACCTACCAAAGTTTCTGTTGGTCGGTAGCCATCGCGGTATTCTTCATAGACACGAATTAAAACGGCTGGGTCATTTTCCTCTGCAGTAATGCTGAATGTTGTGCCAGGAATTCCAAGCACGCCTTCTTCCATAATATGTTCAATGCGGCCTCTTGCAGTACCACCGCTTGAATCCCACTCAACATAATCGCCTACCTGCTCGCGTGATTCTTCTTCAAGTTCACCTTCGCCACCTGTAAGCATCGCCATCATCTCAACGGCACGCATAATGTATTCGTGACCTTCAGAAAGATCATCAAAAATTGTTTTTAGAACAACAAGAGATTCGCCTGTAACTTCACGGCCTTCTTTAACTGCATCAATTGCCTTGCGCAGTGCTTCGCGTGCTTCAACGCTTGTTGTTGGGTATGCAGGGTAAGTGACCACTGAAACATCTCCATCTGCTAGTGAAACTTCAGTAAGAGTGCGTGTTGAACGGTCCTCACTCCACTTTTGACGAATGACACGGAAAGCAAAACTCATTTGGTCAACATCTCCGCGCTCAACTAACTTGTAAAGGTCGCGCCCCTCTGTTGTGTCTGCAATGATTGCATCCATAAACAAGCCGCGATCATCTTCAGTTAAAGTCAATGTGCCGTTCTTTGTACGAGCTAGTGGCAAACCTTCGTGATTGATAAGTAGGCGCACATCAGGTGTTTCGCTGAGTGTCTTACGAAATGCGCCAGGTGCAATGTTCTCTTTGAAAGGTAGAGGAACGCTTGAATCATTGAACACCGCTGCGTAACCACGCAAGCGCATTGTTCCATCCTCTGCCTGGCGTGCTTCAACATCCTGAACCGTAAATGTACGGCGTTCAATCTTTTTCATTTTACTCCTTGAGTCGGCTTCAGTATCTAGTTGATCAATCTTGCTCTGCGCCCAGTTTTGCGCCCTATCACTGAAGTTGGAATCTCCGCCCCATAACAACCAAGCAACTAAACCTGCGCCTGGGTATTGGGCATCTGATGGATTGCTATTTTGTGGTGCTTGCCCATCAACCTTATGGCGAGCAAACCACGGTGCCATTTTACGAACTTTGTTGTCAGATATATTTCCTGCAGCCATCTCGCGTGCTTCACGCTTTGTGGCTTCAGTTAATCCATCTCCCCCAAAACCTTCATCAAGATATTTCAAACCTCTTGCTGCATTTTCTTGCATATATTCAGGTGCATCAAATGGCATTACTCAACCTCATAAACGGATGTTGGGTCTGCAGGGTCAATTGTTGAAATCTGCTGCAATTGGGTAGATGGCAAACCAGTGTGCTTCATATCAGGCAAGCCAACTGCCTTTGTAACTGCCGCTGGGTCAAAGCCAACCTGAATCAATGATGCAGCAATCTCGGTGCGTAGCTTTAGGCCAACATCCTTAGCATCTGAAGCATCAATGTTTTGCAATGGCACACGGTATTGGTCTCCGTCTGCAATTGGTGCCATATCTTCGTATGCGTGAACATCGTTGAGTGATAGGAAACCTTCACGCAAACCCTTTGTGTAGGCTTCGTAGCGCTCAAGAGTTGTACCGCGTAGCAGTGCATCAAGGTTAAAGCGAATAAAACCATCAGGTTCAGGTAGCAATGTTGAAAGTGATTGCTCAATTCGCTCCAAGATTGGGCGCAATGAGTGCTGAACAAATGAAAGGTTTTGCGCTTCAACTGATGCAAATGACATTGCACCCGCTACTGGGTGACCAAGTAGCGATAGTGGAACGCGGAAAATACGAGCGATTTCTTCAACTGAAAAACGGCGAGTGTCTAGCAACTGCGCATCTTGTGCGTTGATCTGTAGCGGCTTGAAAGAAGCACCGCCTGAAAGAATACCAATCTTGCCTGCGCGGTATGGGCCAGTGTGAGTTAGGTTCCAATCACGGCCAATATCGCCAGCCTGTTCTTCAGTTAACTCGCCTGGTACTTCAATGACTCCGCCAGGGTTGGCTGCGTTACCAAAGTATGAAGCGGCATAAACATCTGCTGCCATTGCAGCGCCAAGTGTTGTACGGCAAGCGGCAACTGGGCTGAGTCCGTAGCGCTGACCTGGTAGGCGGAAATCAGGAATGTGTAAGATTTCTCTATCGGTCAGGCGTTCTTCATAAAAGCCTTGTGAATCTTTAATCTTTACAAAATAAATAAGTGGCTCGCCTGGCCCTAAGCGCTCGATGCGCACATTGCGTGGGTCAATTACATAAGTTTCCTGCACATCGCCTAATTCATCTCTGACTGTCAGGATGTAAGCGTTGCCTTCAAGTTTGAGCGAAGTAACAATCTGCTCATAAAACTCAAGGCGTGTTGTTTCAGGATTTGGCTTTGCAACCCAGTTTGGTTGATCGCCGTAGATTGTTGAATAAGGCAAACGGTTACGGCCACGGCGTACATAAGCACCAACTGGCAATGAAGAAACTGTATCTGCCAATAGGCGCACACAAGAATAAACTGTTGACATACGAATTGCAGATTCAGAATCTACGACTACACCAGCAACTGAGCTGAACGCAGGGCGGCCAGGAATCAATGGCTCTATGTATTGATTGTTTGCTGAACGCTTAAAGGTAGCACCCGCCAAACGCTTTGATAAACTCATTAGTTAGCCTTTTCTGTAATCCACACTAGAAACACACCTGAAACGATAAGAGCAAGTGGCACTGAAATCATTGCAAGGCCAGTTGCTGCAAGAGTTGCACCGACAATTTCAACAGTTAATGAAAGATCAATCTTCTTCATCTTGCTCCCTATACCTGAATTGAAAAGAATCTAGCAACTGGTGCTGGCGGTTCAGCGGGTTGTGTTGCTCTATCGTAACCAAAGATTGATGCAACCGCTGCATCCACCTTACGCCTGCTACTTGCTTTGGCAACCATAACACCACGGCTTGATTGTTTTGTTACGCAGTTGGCAATGTGTCGAGCAAGTCTTTCATCTCCATCGTGGGTAAATGATTCATTCACCACGGCTTCGTAAAACTTTTGTGTTGCTGGCACCATATTTTGCGCACTGTTTGGATAAGAGACAACAGGCAAACCTTCTTCATCCAAAACCATAAATGTGCGCTGCCATCGTGCAGGGTCAAAAACAATTTCTTTAACATTGAAGCGATCATCGCGGTATGTGTCCACAATTGTTTGCTCAACTTCAGCAACTGGAATGTGCCAGCCTTGTTCGGCATCATCAGGGCGTTCCCATAAGCCAACAACCATTAGGTGCGGCTTTTCTCCGCCAAGTAGCCAAGCCACAAGTGCGGTTGAGTCGTTTGAAAACGCTCCATCGAAGGCAAGGATTACATCTTCGCCAGGTTCAGGAAATCTATCTTTATCAACAAGTGCTTCCCAAGCGCCAGTTGGCAACCAAGCAACTGAAGTATTTACAAAACAGTTAAGGCGCTTGGTGCGAAATTCAGCTTCAGGTGTACGAAGAACTGCAGATTGCATTTCTTCTTTGTCCACAATGTCGTTGAATCCTGGGTTGGCTTCTTGCCACAATGCTTCATCGCGGTGATCGGCTTCAGGTTGAGCAGGCTCCCACCACGAAAAGAAAAATGAAGGGTCTTTAGTCTCACCCTTAACAACCTTTTGGCCGTACTGGTAAAGCGAGTAGCAAAGAGAATCTTGGCCGTTACTTTGTGTTTTAACTCCAGCGGTAGTGATGCCAAGAAGAAGTGAGTCGGCTCTAGCACCACCCGCGAGAGAAAGCACATTCCACAAT